TCATTCAATGTTGTTATCCGCTCCCTTAGCACTTCAGCATCGCGGAGCTCGGCAAAATGATTGTCTTCTGCAAAATTATACTTGATTGAGCTTTTGAATTCTGACCAGTCTTCTGATGTAATAACTCCCTTCATAATCAATTGGCGTTCCATACATTTGTGGAACAACATGGCGAAGCGAAGGCGTAAACGGTCTACAAATTTTGCAAACTTCAATTCATCACGCGAGATCTCCGATGCTCTACCAAGCGAAAATCCTGTTTCAGGATCCAGACGTGATACAGGGACATTCAATGCTTTGTACAATTTTTTCTGGAAGTACAATACATCGTCCATCTCGCCAAGATTCTGACCGCCTGGTAATGACGTAATCTCAGTACCGCGGCCACCCTCTCTACGTGGAAGCCAGAAGTCTTCAAGCATTGTCATAAACTTACGATCATCTCTGATCTCACCAGATCCAGCATCATAAACAAGTCGGTTTTTATGCTTAGCCATCATATCGCGCAAGTATTGTTCTGCCTTCATCTTTGGAAGGTTACCAACATCGATATAAAAAATTCGTCTTTCAGGTGCGCGACTGATTCTATAAATTACAGCTGCGTCCTCAAGAATCCGTAATTGGTTCAATGGCTTGATTGCTTTATGCATATGACCAAGAACCATTTTGTTTCCGCTATCAATCATGCCAGATGTCACATGAATGATTGAATCCTTGGCAATCCGAACTCCTTGATCACCTGTGGCATTACCACCTGCGTATCCTTTCTTGAATCCCTTTTCATTATACATGAAGAATTCATCAGCTGGAAGCTTCAGCGTAATTCCTGACTTAGGATCTCTTTTCTTCTTATCCTTTCGGACTTTACGAATCTTTCTTGGGTCAATATAACGAAGTTCTTGGATACCTGCTCTTGGATTCTTCTCATCAATGATCGCATGGTAGTACATACGTCCATCGATATACCATCTACGGAAAACATCATACGCAAGATTGTTAAAATCTAAGAGCTCGATAATATTGTCAAATTCTTCGCGAATTTTGTTTTTAATTGAATCTGGTTGCTCGAGATCATCCAGATCCAGCTCGACGATATTTCCGTTGTCGTTTAATACAACAACCTCGTTGACAATATCATCGATAGCAACATCGCACTCAGGATGCATTGCCATATCACGATAACGTGTGACAAGCTCAGCCTCTGATTTAGCTGAGCCTTCTAGGTCAACGTATTGACCTTGTGCCCCACCACTCGATACGACGACCGCACCGTCATCCGTCTCAACGGACGTAAATGACGGTAGGTCTTCCTGCGTCTTACGGCGCTTGATCTCAAATCCAAAAAGTTCCATTATAACCTCATTCTATAATTATAAGTTGATTGACGCGTTAACCGTCAATCCAGCTTGAGCGCCATTTGCTCCAACAGTCCAGTAATCGTATGCCCATGCACAAGTGAATTCTTCGATTACGTTTTGATTACCCCAATCGAGATCCACAGGAGCAAGATCTGTTGGCCACACATTAACAAATGTGTAAGACCTAATAATTTGACCTTGCTTATTGAGCTGTGATACTGTCATTTCTGGCGTCTTATATTGACCAAGTGTTCTTGTGTTGCCTTCATGAGCATTGATTTGCTGCATCCAATCTTCGATTGAAGTGCGGATTGCAAAATCTTCATCATTAATAATCGTAGTTGACCATGTGTCGAAAGTACGATCTCCTGCAAGTTTAACTTCCCGTCCTTGGTAGAACACAGGCATGATCGAAACTGTTGATCCAGGAAGTGTTGTTGCTCTCACCATGAATCTCGACTTTAACTCAGCATTACCACGACCAGCGACTGTTCCAGGAAACGCCAGCTGAACTTCGAACAGGGACGCACGTGCGCCCTGTCCTTGCAGCTGTTGTTGGAACTCTGATACATTTAATGGCATGTGTTATTCTCCTCTATTTCTAACCTATTTATTAAACCGCTCCAACAATTTCAGAGAACTCCACACCCGATCTTACTGCAACAAAGTTCAACTGAATGAAGTTGATCGAACGTGCAGGCTTGATATAGATGTCTCCAACAAATTGGTTAGCATCGATAACCTCAGCTGTATTGTTTGTCTCATCTGAGATCACACTAAAATCAGTAATGCCTCGTCTTCCTTGCACCTCTCGCAAGAATGGTACAACTGCATTTCTAAATTGTGCGCGAGTGATTGCGTCGTTGAATTCAAACAATAATGCATTTGCAGCATTTGAAATTGATTTCTCCAATACGATAAACAATCTACGAACATTAATCCTATCAAACGCACTAGCGCGACCAAGCAATGTTTTATCACCATACAGCACAGTTCCCTGACCTGGGAATGTTACTACAGGATTAACATCTGCTTTGTACAACTCATCGCGTTCTGCTTTAGTCGGTACAAATGCTAGCTTAACAACATTCTTAATAGTGCCACGCGTAAAGCCAGCTGGCGAGAACCAAGGATCCCTTTCGCTGTCTGTTCTTGCACATAAACCTGCAACGTCAGCATTCAACGGAACCCACACATATGCATCATTGTACTTATCATACTGGTATTTGTATCCAGAGTCAAGAGCAGCATAAGATGTGTTATTAAGAGAGTTTCGGAAAGCAGTAACATTGCTCAATGATGTTGTTGATACTTGCGGTTGATTACTATTTACAACATCGTCTTTCTCAGGTGAAATGAACGCCATGCAATCTTTGCGAGTATCGGCTACATTGTCAATAATGTAGTTTGCAAGTGTTGCATTTGCTTTACCGGCAATTAGCATTGAAACATCATATGTATCTGTTGCCTTGAACTTATCCCATGCTGTCGCATATTCACCAACAACCTGCGCACCATCGCTAGCAGAATCAGTACCATTATTAAGGGATACCTCAACAACAGCAGATGCACTTCCAGAGGTCAGAATGCCAACTGCACCTTCTGTAACCTCACTTACAGCGACACTTCCTCTATAGATCCATGCTGATCTATTGTTGATTGCTGTAGTAAAGTTGATATCAGTACCATCCTCTGCTTTGGCGCCTGTGGCACGAGATAGTCCTTCAAAAACTTCCAAGGCTGTTCTTTTAGTACCTGTTAGTCCACCATCTTCATCAAAGACTACAACATGGACCTCATCGATGACTGATGATCCATTATCTGCTGCAAACTTAGAATTTTGTGGAGCACGATCAACAAGGTTGTAGAATTCCCAGTATCTTTGTACTGTTTGTGCCACAACATTAGCCGTTCCTTTGATCTTAGACTTCAATGTAATTGTTGTTGTGTTTGAAGATTGAATCTGATAGAAATTCCCTCCAATCTTTACCCACTCATTATCTGCAAGGTTGGTTGTTGTAAGAGCTGTCCCTGTTCCTGTAGCAGTACCTACTCCCCATTCAACATTTGATCCAAAATCATGTGTTGAGTTGTATGCATTAGCAGAAGCACATACAGAAATAGCAAGACTATTTCCACGCGATCCTGGATACTTAGCAATAATCTTATCACTTGTAAGCGTAGCAGCATCAAAATCTGCTCTATTCCCTACTTGAATGCTTGCTGATGAATCACTGGCATTATTAGATGTTCCGCCCTGAACACGCGTAACATATAATGCATTTGAGTAACTCAAAAAGTTAGCTGCTGTAAAAAATGATTCCTGGTTTGTCCATGTACTATTTGACTTTGGCTTACCAAAAACATTTACTAGCTGCTCTTCTGAGCTAATTAAGATAGGAGTGTCTGTTGGGCCCCACGTAAATGTTCCTACAGTAGCACCTGTACTAGTTGCAACGGCAGGAATAATATTGGTAAGGTCGACCTCAGATACATTTACTCCTGGGCTGACTTGAAATGCCATATTTATTCTCCTCTATTCACGAAGCTGTCTGGTCTTCTTTCCTTTGGTTATTTATTAAAACCACAAATTCGAACGGGAGTACTCTCGTACTCGTTCGCTCCATTCCCAGTCACCTTCGCGGGCTTGTTCTTCCATTTCTAGTTGATCAACATGGTTGTCAATAATACCAAATGGTGTCAATTGATCTTCGACAAATTTCATATTCTCTTGTTCAAGTGTTGATCTAATATCATTATCTGTTAGTTCTTTAAAGTAGTCTTGTCTCACCGTCCACGCAAACAATACAAGGCACATGACGAGATCATCATGGGTCCCTTCTTCTGCAGCGTATGAAGATTTACGTTGTACAAATCGTGTTAGCTCTTGGATTACGTTGTAATCGTTGAGGTATATCTTGTCACTTTCAATAAGGCTCTTTAAGTTACTACACCCTATTGACTTAACTGTTTTTGTTGTTCTCACGCCAAGGTGAGGTTTTACATTACCAAATCCTGATCCTAATTGTACGCCCCCACGCCCCTTCATTCCTGTATACAACATGTTGTCGTACTCAAGATCCATGTGTAGGATGTCTGCAACTTGCTGGCCTATATCATTAATTTCAACAAGAACAAAAGCATCGTTATAGTGCCTACCAACATTGTGAATTATATTGGGGTACAATAACGATGATATCATGTTATCTCTAAACACAGCTGCTACCTTGTACGGTGCTTCCGTGACATCAAACACAATAAACGCACTAAAGTCAATTCCTGACCCACGCGAGGTATCAACAACAATCATATATTTACCATCACCTGGTTCTTGGTATATGGCAAGTTTTTCCATCTGCTTAATTGGAGTTCGAAAGGCCAGTTGCCTTAGCTTTGATGGACTAATCAAAGTATTAGCAGATCCAACAAACTCACATTCAAATTCCACTCTGAACTGATCTTCAGATGTGTTCTGAATTGTTTCAGCTTTCCACTTCTCATCGCGACCTGGGACATCAGACCAATGGACGTCGATTCGCTTATAGCTGTTTCGGCCTTCCTCTGAATCTACCCAAATTTTGTAGAACATATTCATACCATTTGGTGTAGATGTTATGAGCACCTTGGATGTTTGTCCTGATGAAATTGTAGGATAGACGGAACTGAAGAATTCGTCTTGGATATTGTTTGGGACGAACGCGAACTCGTCTAGGTAAATCAGGTTGAACGATCCACCCCGAATAGCCGATGAACTCGTTGCACTTGCTAAGATTTTCGATCCATTCTCTAGTTCGATATTCCCTTTGTTCCATTCCAATACTCCTTGCTGTAGCCACTTAGGTAAATGCTCATAAGCGAGTTGGATCCTCGATAGAATCTCACGCGCTTGCGCCATTTTGTTTGCAAGGATTGCTACGTTGTAGTTCTCGTTGAAGATAACATACCACAACATCATTGCTGCAATCGTTGTTGTCTTACCTGACTGACGGGGCATCTTACATATCACAAAACGATCGGAACCGACCATGTTGACGATATCTTCTTGGAATGGATAGAGATCAAAAGGAATCAAACCCCTATCAATATTCACAATCTGTATGTAAGACCTGATGAAGTAGATCGGATCCTTGGAGCATTTTATGAACTCTTTAACTTGATCCTGCGTCCACGGAACTCGGACGTTTGATCTTTTTAGGTTTTGATTACCTAAATATGACTCATTCGTCATCACCCGCACCTTTCAACATCTTCTGTAAATCAGCAGTTGATCCCACAAACAAATTGTTATTTATCGTCTGAGGACCATTTTCATCTTTGGGTGCAAGATCTTTTTTCTTCTTTTGAAGCTCAAGGAGGTCCTTGTTTGCATCCGTCATAGTTTTGAGAAGAGTTGCAAGGACTTCATAACTACGTGGATGTTGAGATGCTCGAGCAAGATCTAACATGTCTTCGATTGCATCTCCACCCCGACCAATAATATTGTAAAGATTTTCACGGGCATAATCAAAGTCATCGTCAGCATTTGTACGTGTTACCTTAACGACTTTAGCCTCTTCCATTGGAGGAAGACCTAACGCATTATCAATCTCTTTACTCATCAGCCAAGATCTCCTAGCGTGATCTCATTAATAAATCCATAATCATCAGATGCATTAATTTCTGTATATGCAACTGTATCGCTTGAGTTGGATGTAGGCTCACCATTAGCGGTAAGACCTGGTGTTGTATTTACCTGCTCTACAAACTGTGTAGATGTATTGGAAGCAGCTGTCGTTACATCATCAGGAGAATATATGTTTGTGTTTGCAAATTTAATTACTGCTGCCTCTGTCACAGGACCTAACAGATATGCTTTCAATGTAAATTGCAACGTATGGATCAACGCCCGCCTTGTCTCAAATGATCCTTCGTATGTGTCTTCAATAGAATGGTTTTCGAGGACCAATGGTACATCATACCTCAAATCCATTGAAGAGTCAAGGATTACTGACGCCGTAAAGTCTGGTGTAAAGAATGGAAGAATTTGTTCAATGATTCGTGTACCATCTTCCGCATTCTTAACCATTATAGCAAGCTCAAAGTTGATATTGTAAGGAATTGGATTGAATGCAGTCAACCTC